GTGTCTGTTGGCTCGATCACATCCAGGTATTCTGCAACGCGGCAGTCGTTGACTAAATGCGCGGCGAAATCGTCTGACACGTTGATGATGTCGCCGGTTTCTAGCGCTCCGTGGGTGGTTTTTTTTGCTTCCGGTGTTTCTGGTGCGTCCGGTTGCGGGGTGTCTGTTGGCTCGATCACATCCAGGTATTCTGCAACGCGGCAGTCGTTGACTAAATGCGCGGCGAAATCGTCTGACACGTTGATGATGTCGCCGGTTTCTAGCGCTCCGTGGGTGGCCGTGATGGCAGTGCCTAAAATTTTGACTCTGGGCATGAGGTAACCTATTTAAAAATGGTGGCCCATCCGTGGGCCGGTGAGGATTGCCGGGTAAATTAAGCCGGTGTCAAATCGCCATAACGGACGGCGGCGGGACGTTCGACAGCCAGCGCACAGCGGCGGGACGCCAATACCGTTACCAATTGCTTGGTAAAGTTGTCGTCGTCTGAGTCGCTCAGCTGGATCATGACGTTTTCACGGTTGTAGAATGTCGCAGCCTGGGCCAAGCTGGCTACCATGACGTTATCCGCTGTGACAGCCGCAGACGGCACGACCAAGCGACCGAACAGGCGTTGATTTCCGCCTGCGTCGATGCTGAACGGTACTTGACCGGCGGCGACGGTAAACATGTCGATCTCAATTTGTGCCCAATCGGAGTGGTTAAGCACAATCGCATCGGCTGGGTAGCCTGCCGCGTCCAGATCGCCAATGATTTTGCGGATCAACACCAGTTTTTTCAGGGTGGCGCCTAAGTTGGCGTCGGCGTAACCGTGGGCGGTAAAGTTACCCGCTTTGGTAAAGCCGGACATATTCGGCGCAACGCCGTTGCCGGCCATGATCTGGTTTTCTACGCGCAGATTGACACCGTAAATCATGCGGGTGTCGATATACGCGGCCAGGGCGGCGTTATCGGCAGCCAATTGGCGTGAGATTTTTAACCAGTGGGCGACGGTCGCTACGGATTCAGTGACTGCGGTGTAGGTAATGCTGGATTCTGCAGAATCCGAACCCTCGGTAACCTCTGCCGCGCTGTTGGTGAATACGTTTTCGCGTACATAATCAATGGCGTTTGAGCTGGCTGGCAGTGTGTTTAACAACGATTCCAGCGTCAAAGGACGGAACGCACCGCCAACAATGCCGGGTTTGCGGTCTGAAAAGGTGCTGCCGACGGTGTTGGTGATGGTGTTTTTCACCTCTAACGCCATGGAGCCAATCCGACCGCCGACGCGCATTTTTTGCGCTAAGCCTTCAAATTCTGCGGACTTAGTGAACAGCTCGCCGGTGGTTTCTTCGCCTTTTGGTTTTTCACCAGTGGAAACGGCTTTTTGTTTGATCAATAGAATTTCGTCGGCCAGTTCTTTCTGTTTTAAGCCTAACGCATCGATGGCGTTTTTAGTTTCCGTGGAAACTTCGCCCATTTTGCTTTCCAGATCGGCTTTTTTGGCATACTTCTCCAATGTCGGCTCAATATTATCCAAAGCTTTCATAATGGCGTCTGTATCGACGGTGCCAGCCATGGCGAGACCGAATAGTGCCGCCGGATCAATGGCAGGCATGGCTGCGGCTACGTGGTTAAATTCAATCGGCAATGCGAATGCCTGGAATGCCACCAACATCATTCCGAATACCGCGATGAAGGCGGCGATGTGTTTCATAATTTTCATGGTTTTTCCTATTTTGCGAGGTTTTGAATACGTTTGAGAATGGGTGACAGATCGACATCTGGCTGATGATCCCCAGCAGCCCAAATCGATTTGAATTTGGCAATGAGAGCCATTGCCCGCGATTTTGAATATTGGCCTGAATCCCTCAGAAAATATTCCAAGTCGCGTTCTGTTTTGACGGCTTCCAGTTCGTCGTCAAAACTAAAATCTGCGCTTTTTATGCTGGTAATGCGCGCCAGATCGTTGGCCGGATCGGTGACAATCGATATTTCTTTCAACATTTTGATGCTGTGAATATCGCGGCCACCGTCTTTTCTGATCTCTACGCCGGATTTGTCGACTTTAAAGCCGATGGAAAGGCCGTTGACAAGCCCGCCTTTAACGGCCCAGTAGGCATCCAACGCTTTGGGCATGCGGGTTTCTAATCCGGCGCGGCCAATCAGGCCGGCTTGATCTTGTTTTAAGTCGTTCCACTCGCCGACCGGCAGAGCACCACTTAGCCAGTCGTGATTTACGTAGACTTTGACGGGATCGCCAGACTTAATGACCTCATCAAATGCGCCTGGCATAATGACATCGCCATAGCTGTCTTTAACGCTGAAAACCGAACCGTAGCCGGTGAACTCTCCGACGGTTTCCGAGAATTTAAGCTCTGTAGCGGTGATTGCGACACCTGCGCCGGCTATTTTTTGCGTTATTTGGTACATATTGGCCTCTTTACTGGGCTAAATCGCTGATCGATGCGCCGGACTGCGGCGCGGTTTGCTGCCCAAGTTTGTCAATGGGCAGCAGGTTGGATTGGGCTGTGTATATTTCGCCGCCTGAAAACGGTGGCAAATTCTCGTATTGTCGGCAGTCGTTGCGGTTATAAATGCCGTTTTGGGCGGCTTTGGCGTAGATTTCCATCCGATCTTTTAAGCTGGATCGCAACAGGGCATCCATGTTGAATTCTGCGGTTAATCTTGATTTCTGACTGATGGCCATCACGCGCTTTCTGATCGCCTGTTCGATGTTGACCACGTCCGGACGAATGGTGACTTTGTAAAAGCTGTCGATAATTTGCTCAGAACTGGCGCCCAGCGTGGTGGTGCCTTCTGTCTGGTTCATCAGCACGGCCGGCACGCCGAACCAGCGTCCGATCTCCTGCACGGTGAATTGTCGAGTGGTCAGCAGCTCAATATCCTGTGGCGTGAGGTTTATCGGGGTAAATTTGGCGTCAAACGGCAGCACGGCAATGGTGCGGCCACCGTTGGCGACTTCGTCCATGCGTTCGCCTGCGGCCTGCCATTGCTCTGCCTTGAGCGTTGACGCGCCGACGCCGACTAATCCGGTGGTTCTGCCGCCTTTTTTAAACAAAGTATTGGCCGCGCCTTGGGTGTTTCTGGCTTCCGCCAGCGTGCTACGCATAAATTCTGACCGCGATATGCCGACCAATCCGCCGCCCATTTCTTTAATGTGCAGCATGTTTTCGGCGGGAATATCGCGTGTGGTGCCCGTGCCGTCTTTGACTTTGTAAATGTCTCCGCCACCGTCGATAAAGTTGGGCTCTACGTCATCAGCTGACAGCGGGTTGATGGCGTAAGCTGTTCCGTTTGGGTTGCGTTTTATTTCTGCATAGGCGTTGCCGCGTAGCAGATAATTGACCATCATCGACACCCAAAACTCGTAGGGCGTTTGCCGTGCGTTTGGGCTTTCGTGCAGCAAGGCCCACAACGATTCGTCGCGGGCATCGGTGCGGATGCCGTTGTTATTGCTGTACACCATCAAAGGCATACTGGCGACGGTTTTTGCGCGGATTTCGACAGCCCGCCAGACAGCGGCGATTTGCATCGCGGCATCAATGCCGACCGGGGCTGTATCGAACACCAGCGGCTCGACCGGTGCCATCACTTGCTTGCCGTAGCGGTTGCGCAGCGTGGCGGATCGGCTAAAGCCTAAAAATTGCAGTATGCCCATCAGATGCCTATGGGGTTTGATAAAAAGAAATCCAGATCTGGCGAGGTATCCGCCAACATGGCGCGACCGACGGCCATCATTAAGGCGACAGCCGGGTCGATTTTTTCGCTGCTTTTGTTTTTGGCGGGCTTGATGTTGCCTGCCGGGTCTTGATCCGCGACGACGTTGGACATCGCCCAGTTTAAAACCGGGTCGTTCGCGTGTTGGATCTGGCCGGTTAAGTAGCGGCGTTCCAGTTCTTTCATGGCCGGCGACATGGATAAGTAGCCCTGGCCATAGCTGACCATCGGCGCGCCTTGTTCCAGCATGTCGTTGACCAGCTGACTCGAGTTGTAGCGGTCGAACACGATTTCTTTAACTGGCAGGGTTTCTAGCCAGTGGTCGAGGTCGTGTTTGATCCAGTTGTAATCGGTGACGCTGCCGGGTGTCAGCGTCAGCCAGCCTTGTTCGTGCCATTGCCGAAACGGGACGGCGGTTTTGCGGTAGATGTTGTCAATCGCGTCTTCCGGCAGATAGTGTTTACCGAAGACTCGCCACGTGCCGTCGGCCATGATGGCTACGCCGGTGGCGCTGGCAATGTCTGAGATTTGGGCTAGGTCGAGGCCGATGTAGACTTCGGCAATCACGCCTTTTCAGTTAATTCTTTAACAATTTTCAAAACAACGGAATGTCTTAATCCGCAGTTGATAACAGACAGCCAGTCAACCCTTGCTGGCTGTTCAATATAAACTGTAATTTCAGCTCTTGGTGCCTTTCCATGCTCTAGCCTAATGACACAATTAGCCATATTTTTAATGTCAGAAAGTCCAAGTGCGTTCAAAACTTCTTGGTTTGTTGCAATTTGCATATTTACCACTCCGCAGGATCACGACTAAACTCACCCGCACACGCCAGCCATCGCTCAACGTTGCACCACAACGACTCGCCGGTGACCCACACATTAAGGTGTTTGGTTAAAAAATTGACTTTGGCCGTCGGCATGATGGCGGCCTGGCGGGCTTGTTCCCGCAAGTAGTCCATGCCGACCGACACGCCCAGGTTTGGGTTGGCCTTAATCCAGTTGGCTTCGTCTTGCCAGTCGTCGCCGTCGTCCAGGGTGTAGATGACAGCAAAGAAGGCGTCGTCATCGATGACGCCAGTCAATACTTTGATCGCGTAGTCGCGGACCTCGTAACAGATGCCGTTTTTGTTAAATCCTGCGGTGGTGATCGCCCAGATCAACGGTTGACGTCGCGCACCCAAGGCGGATTTTAAAACGTCCCACACTTCCGGCGTTTTGTGTGCGTGTAGCTCATCGACCAGCGCCATGTGCGGATTTAAGCCGTCCATGCTGTTGGCGTCGGCGGATAGCGGTTCTATCTTGCCGAAGCCCCGCACGTTGATGATCTTGTGCTGTTGCACGTCCAAGCGGGTTCGGAGCGCTTTCGACTGCTTGACCATCCGCGCGGCTTCGTCAAACAGGATGCGGGCCTGATCGCGTTTGGTTGCGGCGGCGTAGATTTCCGGGCCGCCTTCATCGTCCTTGGTTAATCCTTTGAGGCCGATGCCGGCCAGCTTGGTCGTCTTGCCGTTCTTGCGGGCGATTTCTTCATACACCGTGCGGAAGCGGCGCTTGCCGGTGTCTTCGTGAACCCAGCCAAACACGGTGGAGATAATCCATGATTGCCATGGCTCCAGCTCAACGGTTTGGCCCGCCCACTCCCCTTTTGAGTGCTTTAAGTAACTGAAAAAATGCAGCGCTCGGGCGGCTTGGTCTTCGTCAAAAAAAAAGCCGCGAGTAGCGGCCTTTTCTAAGTCGTTGGCATGGCGTTCGACGGCCAGCCGGGTGAATCGCCCGGTGCGTATTCGCCCGTTTAAAACGTCGCGCTGGTATTGCGCGGCTTTGTCGAGCGGGTTAGAAGCTGTCAAAGTCGTCGAAGATGTCCGATTGACCAGATTGGACGCCGCGCTCTGCTGCCGGCGCAAGGCCGAACTCGCCAACTAATGATCGCCATTTCCGCCAGTCGTCGTTCAGTTGTGCGACGGCTGGGCGGGCTTTGAATTGAGTGCCGTTTCGGCCGCCTGTGACATAGTGCCACTCTTTTTCGTCCAGCTCTTTGCGGGCGTTTACCAGGCGAACCCGGACGACGCAGTATTCGCCAAGCGTGTCGGCAAAATGGGGTTTTAGTCTGCCGAGCATGACCAGCTCTGGCGCGATTTTGTCCCAGACTTTGATTTCATCGTCGCTTAGCCATTCCGGGCGGATCGCGGCTGCTTTGGCAATGTGAACCGCTTGCGGTTCATCGTGTAGCGGCATGGCTACAACGTTTGATAAATCCGGTTTTCGTCCTCTACTCATAATCACCCACTCCTACAAGCCATGGGCTTTTTCTATTTAATTCAATTTCCGCGCAAGAAAAGAAGGGGCAACGCACG